CTCTGAGGTTAGTGTAAACGGCAATTTCTTTGCTGATTTAGAAAATCCAGACGCGCTTAATATCCCCGTTGTAAACACACTTTCTGACACGGTTGGAATGGTAAGTGCTGGAACAAATGTAACGGTGGGAGATTCAACTGTTACAATAAATGGAGATAGTTTAGGCGCAACTGGGTCGGTAGTTGCAGAAGGCAGTGTTGATATTCCTGTTAACTTGAACGGTTTACCTAACGGTAGTTGGGACGGGGATAGTTGGGAGATTACGAGTTTAGCAAACGAACTACGCCAAGACTACCAACCAGAAGGAACACCTTATACGTTTTATTCGTATATAGGAGTAGCACCTAATGGAAGCGCAGAAGGTGATGCGGTATGGTTTATCACTCGAATACTTCACAATCCTAACGGAACAACGGCAACAGCTACAGCCGCAGATGTGGCATGGACAGATAGATCAACAGTAACTTATACATAGAACAAATGGAAAAGCAGGTACAGATAAGCATCTCATCATTGAGCAACGGCAAATACGCATTACACGCTCGATGTTCACGGGTTGATGAAGAAGAAAACGTGCAGACAACCTACCGCAACAGCAAGATCACAGACACACTTGATGAAGCATTGGAGGAAGCAAAAAAAGTAGAAGACAATGGCTGAAAAATACGCAGTAGTAAGTGGTAATTGGTCTGACCCTGCAACATGGGATGGAGGTGTAAAACCCGTTGCTGGAGATACGGTTCATTCCAACAACTACACCGTTAGTTTAGACGAAGATGCTACCGTAGACCTGATCACCAATAAGGCGGGCACAACGGCAGTAGCAGGTGGCAAGTTCGTGCTAGCGGCCAACATTACCATTACAGCAGATATCGAGGCAGGCCCAGCAACCTGCGTGGAGAATAACTTCGGAACGCTCAATATCATAGGCGATATTACTGGTGGTGGTGGCGTACAGTTCTATGGTGTTAGGACTTTTGCCAATCGTATAACCAACCACACGGGTAACTCTACGGGTGGCACTTCAACGCTTGCAATGGGGCATCAGGTAGAAGGTGAGTGCAACATGACGGGTGATGCGTATGGCGGAACAGGTAATGTCGCAAGTGGTATAAGAGTTACGGGAGAGTGTTACCATACGGGCCGTGCCATCGGTACAGCGCAAACGGGGACAGTTGTTGCTGGTGGATATTACGAAGTTTCCGAAGTAACGAGTAGTGGTGTTAATTACGGACTTGACGCAAATACTGGTGAGTCTGTGGTGTCTGTGATCAGGCAAACAGGACTTCTATTCCCTGCAAGGGGCAACTTTCATTTTGTGAATGATGCAAGTCAGATACAGATCATTGTACACCAACAGGACACATCAGAAGTTACACTCACAGACGCAACTGCCGCAGCAAACTATCCATCAGAAAGTGAAGTTGAAAGCGGTGTGGTATTCGGAAATACAGATCAGTTTACTGGAACGCTTCAAACGGTAGACGCTGCACAATTGGCAAGCGACCTATTGGATGAAATGCAAACATCATCACACGTTATTGCTCAAAGGTTACGGGCATCAGCTACGGATGATAGTGTTGGCGAAATTGTATCAAGCACACTTGGGGGTTAATGAAATTTGACACCAAAACAATCATGATACTTACGCTAATTTGCGTAATTGCGTTTCTCGTTTTGCGTAATGGGTGCAACCGTCAAGGTGTCGGTAAGGTTGATATTGAATTGATCTACGATAGCATTGAGCGCGTTATCGTTTCAGAATTACCACCACCAGACACTATTGAAGTTGAAAAAGATGTGGTTCGATGGCTGCCATCTGCAACGGTTTACGATACCATCTACGTTGACGGTCAAACGAAATACGTCTATAATGACGCGCCAATAGACACGGCAGCTATTTTAAGCCACTATCTAACGCAAGCGGTCACATATATCGACACGATTCGAGATACTAGCTTACAGGCCGTTATACGCGATACTATTTTTAGAAACAGCATCGTTGCTCGTGGATTCACTTACAAGATACTTAGACCTGTTGAGATTCAGAAGATTGACAACCGAGATAAGTTTCAACTGATTGCATCATTTCAAGCGGGTGGAGGTATGAGTTATGCGAACGCTCCGAACGCATTACACGCTGGTTTAGACATCAGTTTGAAGTTCAAGAACGGCACTTACATGAGTGTTGGATATATGGCTGGGACTTCGCACTACGCTACGTTGCGAGTAGGTCAGGTTATTCGACTGAGGTAAGTATTTCTTTGTAAAGATACATCAACTCAGGATCAAAGCATTTGTATTTCTCAAAACGCTGGATTGTCTTAATGCTTTTGTCAGTCAAATCAGCCATTTCTTGTTGCGACATTTTTGTCTTACGTAGTGATGTCAGGTCTTGAACTTTCCCGCACCAATAAAGCATAAAATCAGCCTTAACTAACTCAATATCAATGTGTTTACTCATGCGACTAATTTGTCGTTACGTTTAGCAATAAGTTGTAGGTAATAGCTATTCAGGGTTCAGTTCCTTAAATAACTTATCAATATTTTCAGGCTTTGTGAACAAATCATTTACACCAGTCAGCACTCTCACAACGGTATATAATGCTCGTAGGTAATCGCTTCTATCATTAAAGTAAATTGCGGAAACTGCTGCATTGAGTGCTTCCTTACTTGCATCGCTACTACCTACAACACCAAATAAACACAATAGCCTATCTTTGGCTTCTTGCTTGCTTATTTCGTGTTTGCAAAGCTCATCTATAATCGAGTCTATTTTCTTTTCCATACGGCTACTGTTTTTATTTGTGGAACGTTGTGCTTAATACTAATCCTCGTTTTCAAAGGAATCTTTTACGTCACATATTTTGCATTGGTCATATAGGCAAGGGTCAAACCCCATATAGCCTACATAAGTACACGCAACGCCTTTTGTTTTTGGTGTGCTTCTGTAATACTTGCAAGGTTTTATCCAGTATCCATCGGTAGGTTCTTTAGCGTTGCGTTCTTCATCGTAGTCATAACAATAGATTCCGTCAGGTATGCAATCCGTACTACGCACAACACCAAATAAACGCAATAATTTTGCGTACCTTGTTTCAAGCCAATACCATAATAATCTAATTTTCGTTTTCATATCTAATTTTGTGTTAAATTACTGCGTTTATTCAAACCGTTGTAGGCAATTGCCTTGCTATTTCATAGGTTTACCACAAGTTCTGCATTTAAAGTATCTTACCCCATCAATGTCATATTCCATCGGTTTACAGTCACCGCAAGGCAACTGTTCGCTTCGCCCTACAACATTGTGTATACGTAAGGCTTGGTTCAGTGTTTCAATGAAACTTGTCCATTCTTGTGGTGCTCTACCACTGCTTGCCATTTCTTGAATAAACTCTGTTAATTTTGGATGCTTCTCAAATTCGTACATATAATTAATTTTATCGTTGATAAATCGCCCTACGTATACACGTAGCCGTTGGGCGTAATGCTAAACACCCGCAAGGTCATATCTACCATTATCACCGTGAGCAAGTAAGTAGTAGTTTTCAAACCATTCTAAACTACTTTCTAACGCAATAAACGTTCTATCACCACCGTGCCAAACTCTGAAATAGTGGTTTTCAAAGTGAATCCAAATTTTATCACGGTCTTTTATATTAGGTTCTACCCAATATTTACCTTCTTGAATCCAACCTTTATTTTGAAGGTATTCGGGGGTAAGCCGATTAAGACCGTGAACAATTCTGTTAGCAATCAACTTTACTGCTAATTTGTAAATCCATTGTTTGGCACTCAGCCACTTAATTAAGTTTTTCATTTCAATTCGATTAAAGCACTACGCCCAACAATTGCTATAAAACATAGGGCGTTCGTGCGGTTATTAATGTGTAGGGTTGTTTATTATCGTCCGTTCTTATCGGACAGGTTCGGCTATCTATGCCCTACGTTTCATAGCATAGCCGTTGTAGGTAATAAAAATGCTTACATACTTCCGTGAAATTCGCAATATACACTATCAGGTGAAGCGGTAGGTTCTTCACAATCTACGTTACAGCATTTTGACATACTCACAACATCAGCTAAACCAACATTATTTTTAACTTGGTTCCCTACTGCAATTTGAACTATCTTGTATCTGCCCGCTTGCAGTGTTATTTCACCTTCTATCTCAAAGGTCATTGTGTTTTCTTCAAAGTCTCCTGTTATTAATCTTCCTGTAAATTCCATTTTATCTGTATTTAATCGTTAAAAATTACGTTGTTTAGCCATACCGTAGGAGAAAATTGCCTTTGGTCGAACAAACATAAAACATTTTTGCAAGCAATACAAATAAATTTATATATTTGCATCAAATCAATAATTAACACCATGACTAAAAAAGCAATTGAAAAGGACGTAGCAGTTCCAACTAACTCTGAAAGTGGGTTAGGTCGTCCGCTTAAATATCCGTGGAACAGAATGAAGGAAGGTGATAGTTTCCTTGTAAGTGATGAAGATGCTATTCCTGCGAGTATTTCCAGTGCGGGTATAAGATACTTTGAAAGGAATGACAAACCGTTGAAGGTAATTTACAGAACCGTTGACGGTGGTTTTCGGTTTTGGGCTATTGCAAAATAAAAAAGGGAGCGCACGAAGCAACTCCCTAAACACAAATAGACACACGAAATTACGAAACAAATGAGAAAGTCAATCATCAAAATGATTCACGCATCAACAAGCCTTGACGAATTGCATCAAGTTTGGGAGCGAATCAAGCGTTACAACCTTTGGCAAGATGAAACCATCATGAGTTGGTACGACTTTAAATACAATCTAATCGGAAACATTTAAACAAATAGACAGATGAATAAATCAGAATCAATAACGGAATTATCAAAAGCATTGGTGAAATTCCATAGCGTAATGGGTAAGGTTTCAAAGGACGCTAAAAACCCGTTTTACAAGAACAAGTACGCAAGCCTATCAAACATCATTGAAGCGGTTAACAAGCCGCTAAACGATAACGGGCTTAGTGTTGTTCAGATGCCTTGCAATGAAGGATTGACAACAATGCTAGTTCATGAATCGGGCGAATGGATTAGTTCAACATCTTCAACACCTGTAAAGGATGAAACAGACCCGCAAAAGTTAGGTAGTGCAATTACATACGCTAGACGTTACGCACTTGGCGCAATTCTATCATTGAACATTGATGAAGATGACGATGGTCAAAGCGCAAGTACACCACCTAAAAAGCAAACTGCACCACCTACTGCACCACCTAAGAAAGAAGAACTAAAGCCAAATACAGACAAGTGGACGAAAGCTATTAAGCACCTTGTAGATGGTGGTCTAATATCTCAGATAGAAGCTAAGTACGCATTGAGCGAAGTCAACAGACAGTTACTAATGGATGAAGTATTGAAATGAGTAAGGAACTTTGGGAACATCAACGCGAAACGCAGATAATGGCTAAGATGGACGCGGTTACCTTCATGGAAATTCCAGAAGAAACACGCGAACAGATGGACGTTAAGGAAATAGACTTTCCAGAATGGCGAAAGGTGTACGAACAGGATTCTAAATGGAAGGAACTGCACAAAGATTTCGTTGAGAAGCTGAAAGCACGTAAGGAAAGGGAAGCGCAAATCAGAGCAGAAAACAAATGACAGACCCGTCAAAACAGATTGATGACTTGAACGCCTACGTTAACAGGTACTACAATTGCAACCGTCAAGACGGTAACGAGTTGTCGCTATTGCTTCAGAAGATAACTGCGCTATTGTACTACTTAGAGAGCGTCAGAAGCGATGTCCACGACCTTTACGAGAATAAGGTGTATGAGTTGGTCAAAGATGGTTCAAGCGTTGCAAGGGCTATCAATGAAGCGAATGTAGAATATCCTCAGATGTATCAACTAAGGCGCATCATGGATGGGGCGTATCGTATAGCCGATGCAATCCGTACCAACATCAGTTATTTGAAGTGGGAACGCAACACAATTAGCTAAAGTTTTTTTGAAAGTTCTTGTTTTGTAAAGAATTATGTATATATTTGTGTCAACAAATCAAACAGACATGATAAAAGCAACTTACACCAACAAAGCAACTAAAGAAACCTACTCAATATCAGGTGAAAACATTACCCTTGAAAAAGCATGGGGCGGTCTTTTAGAAATGGCTTGTAGACGAATGAGTTGGAATTACGAAATGGCTTGCGAAGATTTGAAAATATCAGTAAACGAAAAACACTAAACACAATGGAAAAAACAACAACAGTAACTTGGAACGGGTTAAATCTCGAAGTTGGGTACGAAGAAAATGGATACCATGACGTAATACTTAAATACGTCCATTGCGAAGATGCACCGATCACATTTCTTGAAAAGGTGCAGGAAGGTAAAGACATTGTAGGCGAGGTTGCTACGTTGGTTGCTGAGGTTTGGTCTGAAACAATCAACGAAGAACCAGACATCTTCGACAAGGCAGATTACTATTACGAAATGCAGAACGACAAATGAAAAGATACTCAGTAACAATCGAACTTTACGTGTACGCTGATTCTGATGAAGACGCAATCAAGCAATCTGAACAGATAGCTAAACAGATGGACATTGACAACGATAACAAAGCAAGCGTTCAAAGCATACACGAACAATCATTCGGACAACTAACTTCAAGAAAGGTGAAATGAAACACACAGACAGCCAAAGACAACGCCTAAAGGACTATCTCGACAAAGGACAATCAATAAACCCTTTGCAAGCGTATCATCAAATAGGAACGCTTAGATTGGCCGCTAGAATATCCGATTTGATAGAAGAAGGTTATCCAATCCAAAAGGAATGGGTAACGGTTCAGAATCGGTTCGGTGAAGATGTACGGGTAATGAAGTATTCAAAAGACAATAAACAATGACAGATAATAGATTTCAAGAATTGCTAAATAATTTGAGTAAATCACATAATGAATACTCTGTTTTGCTAAAAAAAGCAGAGAAAGAATACGAAAGAAGATTTGGAAATCATCCATGCGATGTTAATGATGATTTTTGGATTGATTCGTTTAGAAACTCACCGTCTAGTGCAAAAGTTGAAGATGTAATAGAATCAGCTAAAATGTATAATGCGTAGAGCAGCCCGTGTTGATGACAACCAGCCCGAAATTGTAGAAGCATTGCGGAGGTTTGGCGCGGCCGTATTAGTGACAAGCCAGCTAAAGAGTGCAATGGACTTATTGGTGGGCTACAATGGCAATACATACATTGTCGAAGTGAAAGATGGGGATAAACCACCAAGTCAAAGAAAGCTAACCAAAGGTGAACTGAAATGCAAAGCCATGTTTGAAGCGGTAGGCGTTACATACCACGTTATCAAATCAGTTGACGAAGCTATTGAATTAATTAACCAATGAAAATACTTAATCTGTACGCAGGAATTGGAGGGAACAGGAGGTTATGGGGTAATAATCATGAAATTACCGCTGTTGAACTTGACAAAAAAAGAGCATTAAAATACTCTGAATGTTTTCCAAATGACACTGTGATAGTATCGGATGCTCATCAATACCTATTGGACAATTACAAAGACTTTGATTTCATTTGGAGCTCTCCACCTTGTCAAACCCACTCTATTACAAATCATTTTCTAAATGCTCAGGGTGTTGTTCGTTATCCAGATATGAAACTTTGGCAAGAAATAATATTTCTCAAAACATTTTGCAAGTCAAAGTGGTGTGTGGAAAATGTAAAACCATACTATGGAGATGTTTTTAATCCAAAACAAATAGGAAGGCACTACTTATGGTCTAACTTTTTTATAGCGGCTATTCCTCAACCAAAAGTATCAATAGGTAGAATGAATGGGAAAAGACAGACTGCACACAAAAAAACAGTTGAGGAGAGGAATGAGGTTGATTCTGAATTGGGATTACACATTTTAAATACTGCATTTAAAATTGTTAATAAGTTAAACACAAAGCAGACACAACTTTTCGACTAATGAAAGCAAACGAGATAGTACACTCAACATCCGTTGGCAAGGCTTATTACCGATGGACTGATGGTAAAGGTGTAAGACACTATCTTATCAAGTTCAAGGACGGTAGAACGCTTTGGACTAACTCGATTGACATTGTCAAAGATGAACTAAAGGAAAAGGAAAAGACTAACGATAATCAGTTGGATTTGTTTTAAATCACTATATTTGAGTTCTATTCGTGGTTGCGGCACGATTACATAAAACGAACTTAAAGCCCACGGGGGATGCACCGCAACTGCTGAACCCGATGGGCTTTTTTAATTCACAAAATGGATTACGAAGCATTTTTACAAAACAAACGGCACTCGATAGGTGAGTTCGGATTTGATGCTAATTTCATTCCTGACATTGCATTTGATTTTCAGAAACACGTAATAGAGAAAGCTGTTAGAAAGGGTCGTATCGCGGTGTTTTTAGATACTGGATTAGGTAAGACATTGGTTCAATTGTCAATTGCTCAAAACGTTGTAAACCACACCAATAAAAAGGTATTGATTTTAACACCTTTAGCTGTTGCGTTTCAATTCATTTTAGAAGCTGAAAAGATAGGTATTGACGACATTGAGTATTCAAAGGACGGAAAGCACACCAAGAAAATAGTAATCTGTAACTATGAGAGGTTGCACTATTTTGACAGTAATGATTTCGGTTGTGTTATACTTGATGAAAGTTCGATATTAAAGAACTTTGACGGCAAGATTAAGAATCAGATAACTAGCTTTATTAAGAAAGTACCGTATCGTTTTTTGAGTACTGCAACGCCCGCTCCAAATGATTACATTGAGTTTGGTACTAGTTCTGAAGCATTGGGCTATATGCCATACATGGACGTTTTAGAAAGGTTCTTTGCCAATAATGAAAACAACATTAGACCCCAAGAAATAGGTACTAAATGGTATTTGAAACCTCACGCTAAACAAGACTTCTTTTCATTTGTAAAACAATGGAGTATATCTGCAAAAAAACCTAGTGATTTAGGGTTTTCAGATGACCGATACCATTTACCAGAACTTAAAGAGGTGAATCATTTCGTTAAGAACGAAAGCAACTGGGTAATAAATGGTCAAGCACAATTGTTCAACGGCATAGCCAAAACAATGAGCGAAGTCAGAGAAGAGCAGAAAGGAACTATAAAAGAACGATGCGAAAAGGCCGTTGATTTAGCAAATGGTAAAACTTCGGTCTATTGGTGCAATTTTAACGATGAAAGTTCGCTATTGAACGAAATTGATAATGATGCAATTGAGATAGTTGGCGGAATGAGTATTGATAAAAAAGAGGACATTCTTTTAGGATTTGCAAAAGGAGACATTAAAAGGATAATAACTAAGCCAAAGATGACGTCATTCGGATTAAATTGGCAACATTGCCAACATTCGGTTTATTTCCCTACATGGTCTTACGAGCAATACTATCAAGCTGTTAGAAGGTTCTGGAGGTTTGGACAAAAGAAACCCGTAACGATTGACATAGTTGTTTCTGACGGTCAAAAAAGAGTCCTTGACGCCTTAAAATACAAAACGGAAAAAGCAAGAGAGTTTAACAAGGAAATACACAATACCATAACTAAAAATGTAGAATCAAAACAAAGAAAATTCGACAAACAAATACTAACACCAAAATTCAAATAGACATGACGACAAAAGACCAATTACACACGGACAATTACAGCTTATACAATAGCGACTGTATGTACGTAATTCCAGAACTTCAAGACAAATCAGTTGACCTTTGTATTTACTCACCACCATTTGCAGGACTTTACAACTACTCAAGTAGTGAAAACGACTTTAGCAACTGCGAAACCAAAGAACAGTTTTTAGAACAGTTTGAGTTCCTAGTAAAGGAATTAGCACGAGTAACAAAGTCAGGACGTATTAACGCGGTGCATTGTCAAGATGTTATAACGCAGACAACTAAGCACAATCTTTGGGACTTTCCTCATCACATAATTAAGATTTACGAGAAGTACGGATTTACGTACAACAATCGTATAACGATTTGGAAAGAGCCTTTGGAGGTTAGAATGAGAACGATGGTTCAAAGCCTTATGCACAAAAACATTGTAGAGGATAGTACCAGATGTTTTACGGCTATTCCTGATTACGTACTGATATTTCGCAAAGGCGGTGAGAACAAAGTTCCCGTAACACATGAAACAGGAATGACCGAATACTACGGCTCAACACCTTTACTCCCTGAGATGGAAAAAAAGTACGGCTCATGGAATGACATTTGCATAAAGTATAAAGATTGGGACGACCACAAAACAAACAAAAAGGCTCACATAATTTGGCAGCGTTACGCATCTTGCGTTTGGGATGACATTAGAAATAGAAACGTTCTACCATTCAGAGACTCAAAAGAAGAAGATGACGAAAAGCACGTACACCCGTTACAGCTAGATGTTATTGACCGTTTGGTAGAATTGTATTCAAACCCTAACGAAGTGGTTTTAACGCCTTTTATGGGGGTTGGTAGCGAAGTATTCAGCCCTGTTTCAATGGGTCGAAAGGCTATCGGAATCGAATTAAAAGACAGTTATTACAAACAAGCGGTATTGAATGTAAAAGAAGCTGAAAAACGATTTAAAGAATCAGTTAAACAATTATCTTTACTCTAAACAAAAATCAAAATGAGCAACGAATTAACAGGTAAAATCAAAGTAATTAACGACACGCAGACGTTCGATAGCGGATTCCAAAAGCGTGAGTTCGTAGTAACAACCAATGAAACTTACCCTCAGGACATCAAACTTGAACTGATTAAAGACAAGTGCGGTATTCTGGACACTTACAAGGTAGGTCAGGATGTGAAGGTTAGCTTCAATCTTAGAGGTTCTTATTACGAGCCTAAAGACGCTTACTACGTCAATCTTCAAGCGTGGCGGATTGAGTTGAACTCAGAAGATGGTGTTGACCATATCGCACACGAAGCGAAGGTGAACGCGCAACCGAAAAAGGAATTTGACGAAACAGACGAATCTGATTCTTTACCTTTTTAATTACCGTTTTAATTCCGTACATTTATAGTATGGAAAAACAATGTTTTAAATGTCAAGCAACCAAGCCTTTATCTGAGTATTACAAACACGCTCAGATGAAGGATGGTCACTTGAACAAGTGTAAAGATTGCACTAAAGATGACACCAAAAAAAGAACGTATATTTTGTCAAAAGATAAAAAATGGATTGAATCTGAAAAGAAGCGGCATAGAGACAAGTATTACAGATTGGGTTATAAGGAAAAACATAAGCCAAGTGCAGAGCAAAAGAAAAAAATAATGAACAGATACAAAGAAAAGTATCCTGAGAAATTAAGGGCTAAAAGTCTTTCTGGAAACATCAAGCCAGAAATAAAAGGAAACCATTTGCATCATTGGAGTTACAAAGATGAACACGCTAAAGATGTGATTGAGTTAACACCAAAGTACCATGCTTTTGTGCACCGTTACATTCAATATGACCAAGAGCAATTGATGTACAGGGTTTCAACTAATTTGGTGGGGTTTGAATTTGGCGAACTGTTAGATACTAAGGCAAGGCATTGCGATTTTATTTCGACCGTTTTAGTGGAGAAGGATTTTTAAAATAAGTTGTGGCGAGCTTCGGGGTGTCCTCGGAGGAGATGAAAGTCTTTTGAGCCACAACTTTTGTAATTAAGAAATAAACCGTATATTGCGGTATCGCTGATGACAAAGCGTGAAAAGAACGGATATGAACTTTGATTTAATTACGCAAGGGAAGTAACAACTCAAGCCGCCCGTTCTCTCGTTTCGAGTTAATGGCTTAGTTGTTTCGGGCAGTCAACCCGACCCTTGCGATTTTATTTGACGAATGAACGGATGGATTAAGCTACATAGAAGCCTAACGGAATGGGAGTGGTACGATGATATAAACGTCAAAGTAACTTTTATTCATTTGCTATTATCTGCCAACCACAGCAATAATAAATGGAGAGGCATTGATATAGGTCGAGGGCAACTTTGGACATCAATTGGAAACCTTTCTAAAGAGGTGGGACTTTCGGAAAAGCAAATAAGAAACTGTTTGAAAAAATTGCAAAGTACTAACGAAATAAGCATCAAAGGGGCGAGCAAAGGGACAATGATAACTGTCTGTAAATACGATAGTTACCAATCTTTTGAGAAAGATGAGGGCGAGCAAACGGACAAACGAGGGGCGAACGATGGGCAAGCAAAGGGCGAACAAAGGGCGACAAACAATAATGATAATAACTATAAGAATGAAGAAGAATTAGAAGAAGAAGAAACTGATTTTTTTCCAAATGAAAAATTGAATGATGTTTTTGGCAAGTGGTTAAAGATGTTGGCGGAAAAAGGTAAGCCGATGTCTCCTAGTTCAATCGAGGCGTTGCAGATGAAACTGAATAGGCAAAATGTTGAGTATTCGATTAAGCAAGTTAATCAGTCTTTAGAAAATAGTTGGATGACATTGCAAAGTGTTGATGATGCAACTAAAAATAACATTGGAGAGCCTGTAAATAAAATAAGTTTAAACGAAGTTTTGGTGGACATAAACAGAAGTAAATACTTTGATAACGAGGATTTCGATTATCTGTTTAAGAAGTATTTGAAAATGTTGGCAGGTCAGAATCTGTGGATTGATGAAGATGGTGTTAAACGTATGATTGCTAGGATTAAGAAAATGACTATTCTGGACGCTTCAAAGAAAATTGAAAAGTATACTAGGGACAGGATTTTCCATGAGAACATAGACATTACAACAGGTAAGAAAACTGAATTTGAAGAGTTTAAATATCATAAAGACATAATTCCACTATGAAACAGTTCATTGATTGGAATAGCATAGAGGTGAAGGGCAACCGTACAGGTAGCAAGAAAGTTACTTGCCCGAACTGTTCAGCAGATAGGCGAAACAAAAAAGACCCTTGTTTGTCAGTGAACTTTGACAAAGGTCTAGCTAATTGCCACCACTGTGGCGCGGTTGGATTTCGTCCAGACGAAACGTTGAAACCTACATACACACCACCTCCGCAAGATTGGCAGAATTTCACAAGTCTATCTGATAAGATGGTCAAGTATTGCGCTGATAGAGGTATTCCACAACGAACGCTGATAGACTTTCGAGTAACCGAAGAACGCACATGGTTACCGCAAACTGGCAAAGAAGAGAACTGCATAGTGTTCAATTACTTTGAGGGCGATAAGGTTGTGAATAAGAAGTACCGGGATGGTCGTAAGAACTTTACACAATCAAAAGACGGTAAGAAATTACTTTACAACATCAACGCGGCTATCGGTGCGAAGGAACTCTACATCGTGGAAGGTGAGTTCGATGTGTTGGCAATGGCTGCTAACGGAATAGACAACGCTGTGAGCCTTGTAAACGGTGCAAACGACCATGATGACCAATGGATAAATTCACAGCCGTACATCGAGGACGTTGAGCGTTTTATTATCGCGGTTGACAATGATGAGAAAGGCATAGACGTACGTGATAAGATTTCGAGAAGGTTGGGGAAATGGAAGTGCAGCTACATTGAATGGAGCGATAAGGACGCTAATGGTTCAGCACTATCTGGAAACTTTGATGAAGACATCAAAGATGAAAAACGCTTTCCTGTAAGTGGAACGCACACGGTCAAGGATTTGGAATCTGGAATCTTTGACCTTTACAAGAATGGAGTTCCGAAAACCATTAAGCCAAAACATCACAGTTTTGAAAACGTAAACGATATTTTCAGCGTAATGCGTGGTCATCTCGTAACCGTTACGGGTATTCCTTCGGGCGGTAAGTCAAACTATGTTGAATGGTATGTACTTAATCTTGTACATGATTACAACATGAAAGCATCATTTTTTAGCCCTGAGCATACACCTATGGCACTTCATCAAACCACCTTTATTCAAAAGGCAATAGGCCGCAACTTTTGGAAGGATGTTGACGGGTTGCC